GCTGGACTATTCCTTAAGTCATCATTGAAAGTTGCTAGCTTTCTCAGACCCATTCCATTATAGTCTCTGAACCTTCTTCTTATGCTTGCTTTATCGCACTTAGAAGCTTGGCTGCAGATTGTCCAATCCTTTTCGTTATCACTATTCCCTAGGTCATTACCCCGGGTATTTACTGTATTTTCACACAATAAAGTAGTAGAAAAGGCTCTCAGGATGTTCCTGCAATTTAGAAATGTTGCCTCCATCTGACTTGATAGTCAAACAAAGACTAGCTGGTTATATAATGCAATATTTAAAACACTATTGCATATTTGCTTTACACTGTTTATCCATATTAGAAAGCAAATATCTAATATGGCAGCCAACTGTTGGGCACAGGAAAATTGAATGCCACTCATAATTCTTAACACGTTATAATTTGTTGCATACACACGAACTTTTGCGGTTTTTGTTCCTTCAACGGTAGCATTTGAGAGCACAAGTTGAAGAGTTGCATTATCAATTCTTGAGAAATTGCAAGTGCCGCTTGGTTGATGTTCTTCTGGTCTAAGAGCAAAAGAATAAACGTTAATACCTTCATCTGGGCAACGAGTGTGTGCTTGGTAAGGTTGAACCCAAGAGAAATAAGATCCTTCACGTTCAGAAAATCGATCTTGGCCGTTAAGTTGTAACTTAGCAGTAACGACTGGATTTTGTCCCCAACAGTGCATATCCAAAGATGTTTCAGAAAGAACAAATGTTCCAGCATCAGAAACAGTTGATTCAACTCCATGACCAGCACCTGGAATTTCAGTTGGTACATATGGTCCAGTTCCTTCGAAACCAGGTTCGTTGTAAGGATTGGATGGACCATTCCAGTATCCGGTAAATCCTGATTCTTGATGAATATCTTCAGCTCCAGCATCAGAGAATAATCCACGTGCATCAATAAAAGCACGACTATCAGCTGCAACTGAAGCAGGTCCTCCGAATGCATGAATAGCATTTGGAAGAGCATCAACTGCATCAGTGTAGTTAAATGGTTGAGCACCAAGAACCTTAAATAAGGTAGCATCACAAGTCAAAGATGAACAGTAATCAACATTTTGATCTGGTTGAACAACCCATATTAGCTCTTTAACTGGATGATTGAAATTCAACTTTATCTTATTTGAAGAACTACCAACTGACTCATCTCCAGTAAATTGGAGCTGAGTTATCAAATATTCATGAGGATTTTGTGCCATTCTTCGTCTTTCGTCAGTATCCAAGAAAATATAGTCAACATAAAGAGATGCAGCAACCAAAGATTGATTGTATGCAATTGTTGCAGGAACAGGACGAGATGTAGCATATTGAGTAGTTGAATTACCATAAGGATTTGTGTTGCAATTCAAAGTTGTAACAGCCCATAAACATTCATCAATTGGGCGAATATCAAGATTAATTTTAACTTCGTGGTACTGTACGGAACCACTTATACCCCCACTTTCGTGGTATTTATCTGCAGTTTTATTTATTACATAAAACTTTTGCAGGGGACTAGACTATATCTTAAGTTATCATCGAAGTTAATTAGACTTCTCAAACCCATAACCATTTAGTCGTTGAACCTTCCTCATATCCTTATTATAATGGATTTAGAGGCTTGGCTGCGGATTGCCAGTTTCAGATGTTGTAACAACATCGTCATACGGAGGATTTTTACCATACCTGAGTTCTAATCTCAGCCATTGTAAACTTTCATTTACAACTTGGTACCCCAAATATTGTTTGTATTTATTATTAAAGCGATTAACATTTATAATGTTATTAAAGTAGTAGTGTAGTAGTAATTTATCAGATTTTTGTCTATTTTCTATTGCTGTTAAAGGTTGTAAATTAGTCCAATTAAAACAAACAGTAATTTCATTTTCATTCATAAAATTAAATTTACTTATTGGAAGTATATGATCAATTTGCCAATAACTTCCAAAATTATCCCAATTCATATTGTTATCAAATCTATATTCAATCCATTTTTTTAACCATTCCATATCACATCCAATATATTTAATATATGATGTTTTACGATTATGTAATAATTTATGAATTTTACTTCTTAATATTTCTGACATTTTAAAATTAAGGTCTAATTTTCGTTTTTCTTTAATTTTTAATTTACGAATAGGTAAATAATCTTTACATTTTTGTTTTATATGTTCTTTGTTTTCTTCACGATTTCTATATTCTTTTTTTTGTTCATATATTTTTTCTATATTTTGATTTCGATATTCTTTATTTTTTATAAGAAGACTATCTTTATTATTTTCATAATATATTTTATTTTTTTCTTGTATATGAAAAATATTTTTATTACGATATTCTTTTCTACAATCTTTACAATCATATCTAAAACCATCACGTGAACTTTTTAATTTACCAAAATATTCTAATAATTTATCTAATTTACATATATAACATATTTTTGTTTGTTCCATTACTATACTACCACTTATTGCTTTGTTTTTAAGTTCTTTATATAACAATATTTTTTTTACGTCTTTGTGGGTTTCCCGCAATTTGGATATGTTGCTGCTTGTTGTTAGTTTCATATAAGAAACTTTAGCAACATGCAACTAGCATCTGGGGATGATTTAAAAAATCATTATGAGCCCCTAACATTGTTTCCCTAAAACAGTTCTCATATGTTTTAGGATGGATACTTTTCTGCCCTACAGATTTCAAGGCGATAAGAGGAAGTGCCAACCCAGGATTGGTGCAAAACCAAAATTGGAGTGGAATATAAAGAGTTGTTTCTGGAAGAGCATTTCTTGGAGCACAAACTTGACGAGGAGCTTGAGAATCACAAGGTCCATCAACATCAGCAAAAGATGGATCTGTGATAAATGTAAGTTGTGTAGTGTTTCCGATCATCTTAAAGTATGCTCGTTGTTGTTCAGAAGTCATAGTAAGTTGGTTCCAGATATGCATCCAGTCACCGTATTGACGATCAATTCGTTGACCACCAATTTCAACTTCAACTTGTGCAATCATTTGTTCTCCGGGATAATCTAACCAACGGGCATAAACACCAGTATTTTCTCCAGAGGAGTAGTTTCCAAGTCCCATAAGTTGATTAATTTCAGGGACAGTTATTTGAAGGTATGTTCGGTAAGCCAAATCACCATTTCGACTAATAACACATTGAACTCTTCGTCCAAAATCTGCTTGACCATTAAATGTTTGTTCAATTGATTCAATTGCAAAGTTAGTATATCTGCGATAAGTAACTTTCCAAAAAGTTATCTGAGGATTACCAGTAAGGTAGACGTCTTGGGCGCCATAAGCTACAAGTTGCATTAAACCACCTCCCATTTTATATTATGGCTAAAGAAAAAAATTTTTTGGATTTTAATTTAATTATTTTAATTAAATTAAAAATTCATTAACTTTTTATTTTTAAAAAAGTTTTTAAAAAAGTTTTTAAAAAAGTTTTTAAAAAAGGTTTAAAAAAGTGTTATAGAGCCTTTTTTCAAGTAAAAATTATAACAAAATAATTTAATATATAAATATATTATAAAAATATAGAAATTCCTAAAGTTTTATATCTTTTTGAATACTTTTAAAAAACAGATTTAAAATACTAATTATTATGTATACTTTATTAACTATTCTTACTAATATGCAGTAATCTGTAGTTGTCTAATTTACTATATATAAAATAACTACTTAAAGATATAATTCATATAATTCTATAATAATTATAAATGGACATTTTAAAAGCATTCTCTCTTGTTGGTGATAATTATCAAGTAAATATTCAAGGTACTCATGAAAACCCACTTTTTAAAGCAAATGATATTGGAAAAATATTAGATATTAAAAAAATTAAAGATAATATTAAAGATTTTAGTAGTGATGAAAAGGAGGCGGTTAGTATCGGCTCCCTTGGAGGACCTCAAGAAACACTATTTCTTACTGAAATTGGTCTATATAGAATAATTGGAAGAAGTAGAAAACCAATAGCACAAATATTTCAAAGATGGATTATAAATATTATTAAAGAAATAAGAATAAATGGAATGTATAAATTAAATTTGGAAAACGAAGTTGATAAAAAATTGCATGAACAAAAAAACATAGAATCTTTACATCAAAAATTAATGAAAATATATCATAATGAAAATATGATTTATATTTGTAAATTAAAAGAAGATCCAGATAAGCCTGGATTTTTTATTATTAAAATTGGATCAACACAAAATATTAAAGAGAGAATTAAAAATATTTCAAAAGATTATAATGTAGATCCAATATTAATAGATGCTTTACATAATAATAATTATATAAAAACTGAGAATATGATACATGATAATGCAACTATAAATCAATATAAATATCATAAAATAATAAATATAAATGGTATTAAATCAAGAGAAATATATTCGGTGAATAATGAAATATATGAAGGTCTTTTAAAAATTATTGAACAAATAAATTTAAATTATTGTAATGAACAAAATCCTGAATATAAAATAAAAATGGCAGAATTAAATAATGAAAATGAAAAATTAAAGCAAGAAACTGAAAAATTAAAAATACAAAGTGAAAATGTTATTTTAAGACAACTTGAAATACAATTAGAAATGAAAAAATTAATTATGCAAGAACCTGAAGAAGAAATTATAGAAAAAGATGAAGAAGAAATTATAGAAAAAAAGGTAGAAAAATTGGAAGAAGTAGAAATTAATTATATTAAAAAAAGAGCAAATGGACAACGAGTTCCAAAAGTATATCAATATAAAATAGATGATTTAATTAATCCATATCATATATTTGATAGTCCTTCAGAAGCAGAAAGAATATTAGATAATGTTTCTCAATCAGCGTTAAAACGCGCATCAACTGAAAATACTATTTATAAAGATTTTCGATGGTTATATGTAGCTCGCGCCGAAGAACCTCCAGTACAA